GTTGGTACGGGATGCTATCACGGCGATGCCCTGACGGTTTATCCCTACACCCCGGAGTCCATTATTGTCGAAGGGGATTATTTCCCTGCCCCAGCCATTCATTTAATTGATAATCTGAGAGTAAACGCATGACAGTGAAATACTACGCCATTCTGACTAATCAGGGCGCGGCACGACTGGCTAACGCGACGATGCTCGGCAGTAAGCTGAATCTGACGCAAATGGCCGTTGGTGATGCAAATGGTGTGTTACCAACACCAGACCCTGCACAAACAAAACTGATTAACCAGAAACGCATTGCACCGCTGAATCTTCTGAGTGTTGACCCTAACAATCAGAGCCAGATTATTGCGGAGCAAATCATCCCTGAAAACGAGGGAGGATTCTGGATCCGTGAGATTGGTCTTTATGATGATGAAGGTGTACTCATTGCGGTGGCAAACTGCCCGGAAACGTACAAACCGCAGTTGCAGGAAGGCAGTGGACGCACCCAGACTATCCGCATGATTCTGGTTGTCACGAACACCGAAGCCATCACGCTGAAAATCGACCCGTCTGTGGTTCTGGCAACCCGCAAATATGTGGATGATAAAATATCAGAGCACGAACAGTCACGACGTCACCCGGACGCCTCGCTGACCGTAAAAGGTTTTACTCAGTTAAGCAGTGCAATTAACAGTGAATCAGAAACACTGGCCGCAACACCGAAAGCGGTTAAGGCTGCATATGACCTGGCTAACGAGAAATATACCGCCCAGAACGCCACCACTACACAAAAAGGGATTGTTCAGCTCAGTAGCGCCACGAACAGCACGTCTGAAACACTGGCAGCGACACCAAAAGCTGTTAAGGCGGTAATGGATGAAACGAACAAGAAAGCACCATTAAACAGCCCGGCACTGACCGGAACGCCAACAACACCAACAGCGCCACAGGGGACTAATAGTACCCAGATCGCAAGCACGGCTTTCGTTATGGCCGCGATTGCCGCACTTGTAGATTCGTCACCTGATGCACTGAACACGCTGAACGAACTGGCTGCGGCGCTGGGCAATGACCCGAATTTTGCGACCACCATGACTAACGCGCTTGCGGGTAAGCAACCGAAGGATGCCACCCTGACGGCGCTGGCGGAGCTTGCTACATCAGCAGATAAACTCCCATATTTTACAGGGGCAGATCGTGCCGCGTTAACCGCGTTGACAAGTGTTGGACGTGCCATTCTTGGTAAAACCAGCACTCAGGGAGTTCTTGATTACCTTGGTTTGGGAGAAGGCTCTGCATTACCGGTTGGGGTGCCTGTTCCGTGGCCTTCAGCCACTCCGCCAACGGGCTGGCTGAAATGTAACGGTGCAGCATTTTCTTCTGAAATGTATCCCAGACTGGCAAGGGCTTATCCCACCAATAAATTACCGGATTTACGCGGTGAATTTATCCGTGGCTGGGATGATGGGCGCGGGATTGATGCGGGACGTACCCTGCTTTCAGGGCAGGATGGTACAAGTTTTTCTCATTACGGAGGTAATTTCGACATTGGGTCTGGTCATTCAATCAATAACTATGACCAAATTGTTTCTAACCAACCAGGCTTTTCCCGTTTTTCATTTGCAGGGCCTTCACGAGGCGGTGGGGTTAATTATGTAACCATTCGTCCTCGTAATATTGCGTTTAATTACATCGTAAGGGCAGCATGAAAACGTTGGTTTGGGGGAAGGCTCTGCGTTGCCCGTTGGTGTGCCCGTTCCATGGCCCTCAGCCACGCCGCCAACGGGGTGGCTGAAATGTAACGGCGCAGCATTTTCTTCTGAAATGTACCCCAATCTGGCAAAGGCCTACCCCACCAATAAATTACCGGATTTACGCGGTGAATTTATCCGTGGCTGGGATGATGGGCGCGGGGTGGATGCCGGAAGGGGCATCTTAAGCATGCAGGGGTGGTTAACAGGAAGTCATTATCATAATATTCGGTCATGGGATGCGTGGGATAACACGGTGCTGGTGCCAAATGACAAAGGAGGGGATAGTCTGTTGTCGACAGATAACGCCGTCCGGCAAGGTGCAATTAACGGTAGATTTACCAGTCAATACAGAACTGAATCCTCAGAGGGGAATGAAACCCGCCCACGCAATATTGCCTTCAATTATATTGTGAGAACCGCATAATGAATAACGCGATATTAAATGATGACCTTATTGCCGTACAGGCAGGAAACATCGTCGTTTATAACTATGATGGTGAGACACGGGAATATATTTCCGAATCAACTGAATATCTTGCTGTGGGTGTCGGTATTCCGGTAAATTCCTGTTTAGATGCCCCGGGCGCACATAAAGCGGGCTATGCTATCCGCCGTTCGGAGAATTTAAGTTCATGGGAGTATGCGCCAGACCATCGTGGTGAAACCGTCTATAGCACTGACACGGGAAACACCGAAGAAATCACGGCGCTGGGTGACTACCCGAAAAATACAACCACTATCGCCCCGTTAACACCATACGATAAATGGGATGGTGAAAAATGGGTGACAGATACTGAGGCACAACATCGTGCCGCAGTAGAAGCGGCAGAAACCAAGCGTCAGTCACTGGCTGATGCGGCAATGGCTTCCATAAGTCTGATTCAGTTGAAGTTGCAGGCCGGGCGGAAGTTGACGCAGGCAGAAACCACCCGGCTTAATGCCGTGCTGGATTATATAGACGCGCTGAACGCAATGGATATAAACATGGCACCAGATATCAACTTGCCGGAAATACCACTGGCAGCAGCCAGTTGAATATAACTAAGCCGCCCTTACGATATAGTTAAATGCAATATTGCGGGGGCGGGTTTCACTACCACCTGTGTTACCAATACTTCCTCGTGAATGAAGCGTTGGTGATGGAATCAAACTCCCTCCTGTATTTGTGGCATCAAGCCCCCTGCCTTGCGTATATGTTTTTTTGAAAATCGTGGCCAACTCCCATTCATCCTTTGTGTCATATCCATCGTTAGCTACAACAATATGGCGGTGTTTTTCCAACATCCCGTTTTGAATGCTCAATAAAGCGCGTGCCGCATCAATTCCTCGCCCATCATCCCAGCCACGGATAAATTCACCGCGTAAATCCGGTAATTTATTGGTGGGGTAGGCCTTTGCCAGATTGGGGTACATTTCAGAAGAAAATGCTGCACCGTTACATTTCAGCCACCCCGTTGGCGGCGTGGCTGAGGGCCATGGAACGGGCACACCAACGGGCAGCGCAGAGCCTTCCCCCAAACCAACGTTTTCATGCTGCCCTTACGATGTAATTAAACGCAATGTTATGGGGGCGTGTTTCAGATGCTGTGCGAACTGAGCGAGAGGCGTCGAATGCCCATACAGAAGCACCATATCCTTCAATGATCTCAGTTGGTTGTAAGCCTACTGATAATATAGAGTCAGTTTGACTAAATGGTCCTGAATTAAGCGCATCTTCAAAAAGCTGAGTACGCCCAAAAGTGCCAACTATATTCTGAATAGCGTCAGACTGTGCAGACAGTAGGTTGCGCCCATTATCAACGCCCCGTCCGTCATCCCAGCCGCGAATAAATTCGCCCCGTAAATCCGGTAATTTATTGGTGGGGTAGGCCTTTGCCAGATTGGGGTACATTTCAGAAGAAAATGCTGCGCCGTTACATTTCAGCCACCCCGTTGGCAGCGTGGCTGAGGGCCATGGAACGGGCACACCAACGGGCAGCGCAGAGCCTTCCCCCAAACCAACGTTTTCATGCTGCCCTTACGATGTAATTAAACGCAATATTACGAGGACGAATGGTTACATAATTAACCCCACCGCCTCGTGAAGGCCCTGCAAATGAAAAACGGGAAAAGCCTGGTTGGTTAGAAACAATTTGGTCATAGTTATTGATTGAATGACCAGACCCAATGTCGAAATTACCTCCGTAATGAGAAAAACTTGTACCATCCTGCCCTGAAAGCAGGGTACGTCCCGCATCAATCCCGCGCCCATCATCCCAGCCACGGATAAATTCACCGCGTAAATCCGGTAATTTATTGGTGGGATAAGCCCTTGCCAGTCTGGGATACATTTCAGAAGAAAATGCTGCACCGTTACATTTCAGCCAGCCCGTTGGCGGAGTGGCTGAAGGCCACGGAACAGGCACCCCAACCGGTAATGCAGAGCCTTCTCCCAAACCAACGTTTTCGTCTTTATCCCTACCTATACCAACTATGTATTTTTCACGAAACAAAGAGGATGTTTTTTATGCAAATTGGCTATATTCGTGTGT